CTGCTTTACCACATACAGAAGATGAGGAAGGCAACGAACACCCTTCGCACAATCACACGATCGTAAAATTGGCACATCCAATTGTTGAGCAACCAGTTTATGATGATGAAGGTAATATTGAAACCGAAGCGGTATTGGCGGAAAATTATTCCGTTGATGTTTTATGGAAGGCATCTGAAATAACTGTTGAAACACAAGCAGCGGTTTTGGATGATGAGGGTAATATTATAACACCTGCGGAAACTGAAATTCAATTCCCCTATGGTTGGGCATCCAAAGAAATAACACTTGAGGAGGGTGATAATGGAGTTCATACCTTTGCAGGATGGAGTTTTAATGGATAGAAAATGGGTTTAATTAACGGATCAAGTTTTTTGCTATATAAAAGCGACATTGATCCCAAAGTGGCATTGTTTGCTGAAAGGGTTGGTGCGGATGATGGTACTATGGAATCAATCAATTGTGTTCGTGATGCCTTTGAGGATGAGAAACAAGTGCTTGGTCACTCCACATCCACTGTTATTTCGTTGAATGTAGATTTGCCCGAATCAACCACAAAGGATTCAAATGGTTTTAAAGAAGTGATTGCAGGGGTTCGTTCAGGTGAAATTGCAGTTGATGGATTGGTTGATTATTCCGATACATTAAACTTTGAGCAACTTTCAACAATGATGCTAACAAGGCAAAAGGCGGAGTTTTATTTTCAAGATTCCATCAATTCAGAAATAATTTATAATGGTGAGGGGTTTGTTGAATCAGTTGAGCAAATTGCAGAAGTAGAAAATTCAGTTTCATTTTCAGTGGGAATTTCACTCACTGGGTTAATGGTTTTGAATTAAAAAAATTAAGTATATTTGTATAGAATTAAAAAATTAAAAAGCTATGCCAACAACGGGTGTATTTAACGGAACAAATTTAGTGCTTTCAGTAGAAGGCACAAATCTTGGGCATACAACATCTTGCTCATTAACATTATCAACTGACTTGCCAGAGGCAACAACAAAAGATTCAAACGGGTTTCAAGAAGTTATCGCAGGTGTGATGAGTGGTGAAATTTCATTTGATGGTTTAGTTACCTATGATGATACATCAAACGTGACTGAACTTGCTGATTTTCTTTTGGCACGTACACAATTGACTTGTGTCTTTGGAACTGAAGTTTCAGGTGATCGTATTTTCACTGCGGAAGGTTTTATTTCATCACTTGAGCAAAGTGCGGAAATGGAATCACCAGTTTCTTATTCTGGTTCAATCACATTGACTGGAACTATTACTGCATCTGATAACTAAAAAAAACAAGCGCAATTTGAGGGAGTTGCGCTTTTTATTTTCTTACTATGGCAAACAAACAACGGGGATACTATTCCATTAAACTTGGCGGGAAAACTCGCAAGTTGCATTTTTCAATGAACTTTTGGGCAAACTTCACTGATTCATTAGGCATTTCGCTTGATAAGATTGGCGACATATTTGGTGAAGGAATTTCACTTGGTACAATTCGTGCGCTTATTTATTCCGCAATCCTTGCTAATGATCAAGAGGAGGGGAATGAAATTGATTACAATGAATTCAAAGTTGGAATGTGGCTTGAGGATCTGGAGGCGGAAAAACTTGAGGACATTGTGAATGCAATGATGGAATCCAGAGTGCTTGGCAATGATTTGAATCAAGGTGTTAAGCGTAACGTGGTAAAATCTACGGAAAAAAAAACGCAACCCTAACTCCCGAAAAACTCACTTGGGATGATTTGATGGATTATTTCATCGGTCAAGTAGGGATTGAACCTGAAAAATTTTGGAAATATACTTGGAAGGAAAATCACCTTTTGGGTGAATCATATTACATTGCCAACAATAAGGAGTGGGAACGCATCCGATACTTGGCAGCAATGGTGTACAATGTGAATGCGCAAAAACGTTCACAAATGATTGATCCTGAAAAGTTGTTTTCATTGCCTCAAGATATATATGCCAAAATGGAAAAGGAGCGACCAAAATCCACAAAGAAGGAATATGATTCGTTTATGGAAAAGGTCAAATCATCTACATTCAACAAAAAATTAAAGATGTAGGATTTTTGTATTTTTACATTTAAATTCTACGGATGGCAAATAATCAATTGAAAGTTACTTTATTGGGTGATGCATCCAAACTGAATGCAACACTCAAAACTGCATCAGGGCGGTTGAAATCATTTGGTAAAAGCACAACCGCAGTTGGAAAATCACTTCAAACAAGATTGGCATTACCATTAGCATTGGCGGGTGGTGCTGCAATCAAAATGGCAACGGATTTTGATAAGTCAATGACAAAGGTCAAATCGCTTGTAGGAATCGCAGGTGATGAGGTTGATGCAATGGGTGCAAAAGCCAAAACAATGGCAAAGGAATTTGGTGTTTCATCATCAAAGGCAGCTGAAGCATTGTTTTTCATAACATCTGCGGGATTGCGTGGTGATGAGGCAATGCAAACATTGGAGGCATCATTGAAAGCATCCGCAGTTGGATTGGGTGAAACCGCAACGATTGCAGATTTGGCAACCTCCGCAATGAACGCATACGGATCGGATACACTTGGCGCATCACAAGCAACAGATGTTTTGACCGCTGCGGTGCGTGAAGGAAAATTATCATCAGAGGATTTGGCGGGTGCAATGGGATCAGTGTTGCCAGTTGCATCAAATATGGGTGTACAATTCCACGAAGTTGGTGCTGCATTTGCTGCAATGAGTAGAACGGGAACGGATGCTGCAAGTGGTGCGACTCAATTGAATGCAATACTTTCAGGGTTATTAAAACCAACAAAACAAGCGGAGGATGCATTGAATGAAATGGGATTATCATCCGCAGGGTTGAAGCAACAAATCAAGGATGAAGGATTATTAGCTACATTAAACACATTAAAAACTTCTTTTGATGACAATGCGGATGCAGCGCAAGTTGTATTCCCTAACATTAGGGCATTGAAAGGGGTGTTGGATTTATTGGGATCAGGTGTTGAGGTGAATCGTGGCATATTTGAGCGTATGAACTCAACAATGGGGATGACACAAACCGCATTTGATGCAACCGCTCAATCCGCTGAATTTAGATTGCGCAAGGCAATGAATTCATCAAAGGAATCATTCGCACAACTTGGCGCAACTTTACTCACTGGATTTTTGCCAATTTTTGAAGATGTTTCAAGGGTTATTCAAAACGTATTTCAAGCATTTTTTGATTTAGATGGAGGCACTCAAAAACTTATTTTGGGATTGGGTGCATTCGCAGTTGTATTGCCAACAATCATTACATTGGTTGGCACACTTACAACATTGATGGGAGCGTTGCTTTCACCTGTTGGATTGGTTGCAGCTGCTATTGCGGGTGTTGCTTTTATCATATATAAAAATTGGGGTGAAGTTTTGCCTGTTGTGGTTGGTTTGTACAATCAATTTGTGGATTTATATAATGGATCGGAGGCACTTCGCAAGGTTATATATTTCCTCAAGGCAGCATTTCAATCAGTGTTTTCATTTGCAAAGGCGCAAGTGATGTTGGTTATCAATTCATTTTCAACAATGTGGAAACTTATCAAGGAGTTTTCCGAAAAGGGTTTCAAAGGATCATTCAAGCAAATTTTATCAGATGGGTTTGATGAATCTATTGAAATTGTAAAAAATACAGGAAAGGAAATTGGTGATAATTTCACTGATGCAATGAGCGATGCGGTTGGATCAACACTTGAAAAGAAAACTGTTGAGCAAGTTCAAGGCGCACTCACAAATGTAAAAGATCAAGTTTCGGGATTTGTAACGGGATTGATTGGTGATGTTGGTGGCGGTGGTGCAGCTGCTCCCGCAAAAGGCACATCGGGTGGTGGTGGTGCATCTGGTGGTGGCGGTGATTCTACATTACAGGCATCTCATGGGTTTATTGGCGCAATGGGAACCGATATAATACCAGAGGAAACAGTCACAAAGGCAGAGGAAAGGGCAGCAGCAATACGTGGATTTTTAGAAAATATTGGATTGACCGCTGAACAATCAGGCAATATGCTTGCAACAATGGGTCAAGCGGTTGAGGATGCATTTGTTGGATTAGGGCAAAATGTTGCTGCATCAATGGGCGAGGCAAATAGTGCGTTTGGCGCATTCCTTTCAACATTTTTATCAGGCGCAATGACTTATGTGTCTGCATTGTTAGCGCAATCGATGGGTTTAGCAGTAACATCCGCAGGACAAACCGCATTGGGTGCAGGACCATTGGCAGCATTTGTATTACCTGCATTGATTGCAGGAGCGGTTGCAGCGGTATCAAGTGGGTTTGGTCAAATTCCTGCATTTGCCGATGGTGGTATTGTTTCAGGCACAACGTTGGGTGTTATGGGTGAATATACGGGCGCAAAACAAAATCCAGAGGTGATTGCTCCATTAAATAAATTGGAGGCAATGATTGGCGGGAAACAAACACAACAAGTAAATGTTGGCGGTGAATTTAGAATTCAAGGGCAAGATCTTGTGGTTGCGCTGCAACGTGCGGAACGCAATCGCTCACGATTAAAATAAACAAATGGCATACGGGGTTAAATATAGATTGGAATTCTCGGATTTATTAGGCAATGGAAAAAAGGTTGAAATCTTACAAGATGGATATTTAGGTGATGTATTGCCAATGATTGGAACGGGTGATCCTGTTCAAATAGAATGGGAGGGTGATGATGATTTTTATCAACCCATCATTGGATCGAGTTGTACAATAAATTTGCTTGTGACTGATGATGTTTCCTATGATGATTTTTTTAAAGGTGCGGAGGAGGAATATCGTGTACAAGTTTATTATGATAGAACATTAGGCAATGCCTTTCAAGATAGAGTTGAGGAGTTTGATACGGATGCGGGTGTTTGTGAAGCACCTGAATGTATTGATGAAATATTCAGTAATGATGCCACAAGAGATTGGAAAATATTTTGGGAGGGTTTTCTTTATTTGGATACATATTCCGAAGTGCTTTCAACAACTCCTTATGAGATATCCATCACCGCATTGGATGGCTTGGGATTGCTTGATGTAAATGATTCAAGGGCATTAAATATATATGTAAATCCTTTGGAAAGCGGTGCAAATTTAGGTGAGTGGTATTATGTTTCAGAAATGTTGCAAGAATTCAATAAAGATGCAACCGCAGTTGAAAGATATTTATATTGGGCGGGTGACATACAATGGACTGGTACATCCGATTTTATTGGGGATGTTCCTGCACGACCTTGGAGTACATATTCAAACATTGATGATAAATTAAATTTTCTAAACAACAAAGAAGTTTTGGAAAACATTTTGCGAAAATCCAATTCAAGGATATTTCACGCATTTGGTGATTGGTGGGTTGTGCCAAATTCATTGTATTTGGATGATGTTTTTTCTGGGCAATACTATGATCGAAGCGTTTTTAAAAATGCGCTTGGAAATGGTCAAAATGAAATAATTGATTTTCAAGTTTTTAGTGTTGGAAATGGTAGAACATTTGTTGGTAATGCAAAAAAGAATGTAACAAAAAGAATTGTAAGTGATTTGCAACCTATTGAAAATGATATGACAATTGAATATTTATCACCATTGAAAAAAGTGATTGTTGAATCTGATTTAAAACAAGAAGGTGAGGTTTATGGACTTATGAGTTCAGGCAGTGGGTTTACTTTTGGATCATCTGGTTATGTTTTAACTTATGGAGCGGTTGCCACAAATCACGATTTTGTTGGATCAAACAATCAATCTTATAAACTCACAAATTTCACAACAAGTAGTGGATCAAGAATTACAGCAATTAGTCAAAATGGTTTTTTTAAAATAGGAAATTATCAACCCGCAGACAATGTGCAATATTCTTTTGAATATCTTTTTGATTCAAGCGCAACATCAGTTTCTTTTAAATTATATTATTCGGTAAAAGTTCAATCAGCTCTTGCAGCATCACTCCCAATCACAACAAGATACTATGACAAAGACAATAATTCAATGAGCAGCTCATTGGTTTACAATGAAGTTCAATTTTCAGATGTGAGGGAATTAGGAAGATGGCAAAAAGAATCAGGAAATTTACCTGATGATGCACTTTTAGGTTCATATATGAATATATCAGTCACATTTTATCAACCAGTATTAACATCAGGAACGGGATATTCAGCGATGTATTTAGATAATATAATAGCAAAAGATTCCGACACTGAACGTGATGAGCAAACATTAACATCAACAATTGCGGAAAATCGTGGTGTTTATGATTTTGAAGTTGTGCCAAATGAGGAAATTGTCAATGCATTTTTAGCAAAAGGAGTTTTTTCATCACTGATTCCAGTTGATGATGACCGCAACAATGCACAACAGATTTTGAATGATTACCGAACTTATGTGCCACGATATGAAGGCACTGGATACGGGCAAAGATCAAAGCCACTAACACCACTCAACAAATTGTATGTTAATTTTGATAGTTATAAAGATGACGAATCATCAATGATTGATACATTAAAATACAACCTTCGCAGAAACACATTTGAATTCATTGCGCACACTCCGAACAATGATCCTGATGTAACAGTCACACATCAGTTAAAACAAAACTAAAAACATTCCTTTTCCCTTGTTTGCCAGAAACCTTGAGTAAATTTTTTTTTGCTTGAGGTTTCTTTTTAGAAAGAATTTTTTCTATATTAGCGAAAATAAATTTTTTCAAATATGGAATTTAACACATATTTCAACTCCGAATTGGAGCGATTGGAACTCACACGAAAAAAGGTTTGTCAAGCATTGGAAATGACAATCCCAACACTTCGTTCAAGAGTGAACAATTGCGGTACATTTCAGGTGGATGAAATCAAAAAACTCCAATCGTTGGGGTTTGATCTTAATCGTTTAATCTAAAATAATGGCAGAAAC